AGATAATTTGCTTTCTGGAACTACGTCAACACCATAGTTCATGGTGATTGCTCCGCCAGCTATGTCTACAATATTGTAAAACTGCGTGTAGTTGCCGTATACTAAACGGCTCCCGATAAGCTCTTGAGCCTTCGCCTTCAACGGAACGTTATCGAACAAACGCGTTAGTTGGTTAGCAGGAAGAACGCTGTAGATTTTGTTGTTTGAGAATGATCTAAATGTAGCTATGTTTCCAGAACGACTCACATAACTTATCTTGTTGTTCCAAATATCTTCTCTAGAAAAGCTATCAATAACATTTATGTTAAGTCCAGACGAGTCTCTGAATACAAGTTGTATCTCTTTTACAATATCAGACCCAATGTCAAAAGACACATCAGCCGAGTTGTAAAAGTTAACCATTGACTTGTTAACGCCAGTACCGTAGTCGTACTGGAAGTCTTTTGGGAAGAAAGCAACCTCAGAGAACGGAGCAAGCGAGCTGTACTCGTTGTTCTGATACTTGTACCGGTAAGAGAAGTACAAGAACTTGTCGGTCATGTTGTTCGTGTCAGTCCCGTCAGTCTTCAACGCGATTGTAGGCGCTGTCAACGGTGGCTTTACGATAACATTAATCTCTTCTTCTGTGAAGTTGTTGTATGGGTAGTATGTTTTGGTATCGATTCTGCGAGGAGGATTGAGTCCGTCCGTCCAGAACAACAAGTCACTGATATAGTTTACACCGGTGATCAAGTACTGAGTATTGAAGTTGAGAACATTCGCGGCACCGGCCCTTGTGTCCATAGCCAACACGGTAGTTAATCCAGTCAACTCGTTGTATGATGCAACGATGTTTCCCCCTACAGCTTTTACAAACCAAAATATCAAAAACTCAGAAGGGACCGCAATGGATCCGATAGCCTTTGCTCCGGTCAATGAAAATGCAGAACCAGAAAACGCAGTAGCAGCAGCAGCTAGTCCGCTTACTTTGGTATTTCCAAGCTCATTCGACAGAGCACCAACGTCTGACCCCTCGGACGTGCCGATGGTAACGTTCATTGCATCTCTGTACTGTCCATCTGGGACCAGGCGCTCGTCCAGGTCCTTGTTCATTATACCAGCTACTAGGCTTCTCTTTAACTCCATTACTTGATCCAGTTATCTTGGTTTCTCAATACCATTAAAATGCGTCCAGCACTGATGTTGGACAATCGAATTTTAGCGTTTCTAAGCATAGCTGACTTCTCTTCTCTCGCACGTCTTACAACGTACTCTTGAACGCCAACCCTGTTGTTCAACACTGCCCACTTGATGTAAGAGTATATGAACTCCTCTGCGAGTTTGTTGACCTTCACGGCATTGTCATCGCCATTCTCAAGACCATCAGAAATGTACTCAATAACGACCAATTTATTGCTCATGCCAGAGCTGAAGTTGATAACTCCGGCAGACTTGTCAATTCTGAATGTTGGGTTGATGTTCGCAGCTTCTGCGTTTAGACCAAACCATCCGCCAAGGCTGTAGTTGAAGTACCAGTAACCATCCACGTTCCATCCCCAGCGCCCATTGGCCCAGCCCTCTCCGTAGAAGATGTCGTATGGGTATCCTTGGATGCGCTTGATGTCAAGCTCGGACGTTCCTGTAATTACATTCCCGTCTTGATCGTACAACACGTTGTCGTTAGAGTCCTTCAAGTATGCCTGAGCATAGTTCACAGTTGCGTTCTCGTGCAACGTGTACAAAACGCCCTCGACCTCCATAGAGATCCTAGCGTAGTTCACGTAGTCTGGAGGCAACACCAATGTCAAGTCTGCACCAACGTTCAGCTCTAGAACTTTTACGTTCCTAGCCGCGTCGTAGTTCAACTCTTGTATTGCACGCTTCGCATGAAAAAGTGCATTGTATCTGTTCAGCGTTCCGATCAGCTTGTCGTCGCCAACGTACATCAACATGAAGTTGTTAACGATGTCGGCCAAAGACACGTACTGATAGTCTCCGCTGTTGTTTGGGTCAGAATAGTATGCTTGGTTAGTTATGTATGCCATTAGCTTTGCTTAGTTTGTTCTGCGTTGTCTGATCCTGTGGCGAACTGCACTACTTCAGCTTCGCGAATATTCACGCCGGCGTATGACAATATCTTGAAAACTAAGTCGTTTTGTGAGCTTTGCGGAAGCTCAAAGTCTTGATAGTCAACAGCTGACTGGTTGAATATAGGCGAGCCTGCCACGACAGTATATGTCCACTTAGGATCAAGAGGGTAGCGAACATACATCGCACTGACGCTACTCGTGATCGATGTTGGGTAAACCTTAATATCATCTCCTTTTTGGTAATATGCTGGATAGGCTGTGGTTGGTGCAGTAATGTTTGAACTCAATAAGTTCATCACCTTGTTCTGGGCCACATATTCAATTTCTTTAGTGCCGTATAGTACAACATTAACGTAGTACCAATCAGCAGGAAGGGCAAACGATTGAGAAGGAGAATCGTATACCAGAGTAGATGACGTAGAGAATTCATCAATTGTTTCTGCAATATTTTTTTGAATGTTAGCGTAGCCATCATTTGCCAGTCTGGCGTTTCTTTTATTTACCCAGTTGGTGTAGTCGTAAAAGTACTGCTCAAAGATTTCAAGCTGTGCTTGCTTGGCAAATAAGTTGAACTCCTCCGGCGTAATATAACCGTTGTTATCCTTATTAAGGATAGCCATAACAGTATTTCTTACCGTGTTTATCATGTCATCACAAAGATAACAAAAAAAGGCCACCCCTTGCGAGATGGCCTTCTTTCAAATAGTTTTAATGGTTACGCTACAGCAATTCCACTAACTGCGTATGGAAGGTTTGATACAGTGTACGCAACATTAGTCCAAGAAGTCTGCAAAGCAGCAACTACGGCGTTTTGAATTGCATCACGCTCTGTTTCGTCTCCAGCGCCAGCAGTGGCATGTGTAAGTGTAACCACTTTGCCGCCACCATAAGTGACAGTAACGGTGGTTGTAGAGGCTTGTTCAATCAAAATGATTCCTGTAGCCTGAACTAGCTGATTTTGTTCGCTAGTAACTGGGATGCTTAAAAATTTCTCCATACAACAAATATACAAATAATTACGATAATTTATTCTTCACAACCTCAGCAATTGGCAATCCCTCTTCGCTTTCGAAGTATACGGTCAACGCAGAGACTGCGTCATCTCCTGGCTGCAAGTTCATCAACTTTCGCTTATTTCCAGGAATGTTAAACCAGATCTCTCTGTTGTTGTTACGCAACGTAAATATACCAGCGTTTAACGCTCTTGACGCCATGGCCGTGTCTTGCAAGTCTGGATCTGAAACCATCTCCAAGAACTCTTTTGGATACTGTCTAGCGTACAACAGGATGTCCCTCTTAATCTCTGGCGTGGTCATTGTTTCAATAACGCTACCATACAACAACTGAGCGATAGACAACATGGTTTCTAACTCTAAGCCCCTAGCAGCAATCTGTGCATCCAACTCAATATTGAGTTCTTCAATGTCCTTAGCAGCTTCTTTTTCTGTGTTAAGCTCTCTAAATACGTCTCCATTCAATGGGTGTAGATCAAGAAATTTTCCAAGCATTGGATTACTTGAATGTACGAATAATACACCATCTTCGAAAATTACCGGTTCCAAGATTGCCTTGTCATCTTGCTCATCCTCGAAAACTGACTTTTGGTTTCTAGAATAGCGTAATGCTCTGTTAGAAGTACCATCGAAGTGCAACAAAGAAAAACGTTTTGTGTTTCTTGATGGAAGCGTGTAGCTCAATGGAGCTTTGTCTTTTGTAAGGATGAATACTCTATCCTTTAGCTGATTTGATTCTTTCATAATTTGATTTAATTAACAGTACAAATATAAACAAAAAGGGTGAGTACATTGTACCCACCCTTCTGTGATAATCTTAGTTAAGATTAAGCGGTTTTGAACAAGAAGAAGTTGTTCGCGCCCAATGTGCACAATGCACGCTCAGACAAGAAGTTAACTCTCATTGCATCCAAATCGCTAGTAGCAGCGCCACCGGCAGAACCAGTAACCCAAGTCTTGTAGCGACGGTTCTCAGTTTCGCTAGCGCGGTAACGAACGTGCAAGAAAGGACGCTTAGCGTTCTTACCCATCACCATATCGTAAACGCTAGTAGAACCAGCAGGAACCAACACACCATTAACTTCACCACCAACGATACCACCACGCAAAGTTGCGTCGTTCAAGTATTTCCAGTCGGTCTTGTAGAAGTCATAACCACGCTTGAAGCCTTTGAAGCCCAAGTTCAACGCCATGTTTTCGTCGTTGTTGAACACACCGTAGCTAGTTCCGTTAACGCCGTAGCTGTTTTGGGTAGACAACATATCATCGATGTCGAAACCGAAGTTACGGTTAACGAACAACATGTTCTCTTGGATAGAACCTTGCTTGTCCAAACGCTGAATGATTGCGTCGAAGTCGGCCAAAGTGCTTGGGTTACCACCGCCCCAAACGTTTCCACGCTGTTCGATAGTGTAGAACAAACCTTCAGTACCACTCTTGTCGGCAGCACCAAGACCAGAACCAACAGATTGCAAGTAATCAGCAGCACCAGAACCGGCACCAGCAGGAACACCTTCAATCATAGCCATTTCCAAGTAGTCCTCGAAACGCAAACGAGTTTCGTGCTCAGACTTGATGTACCACAAGTAGCCAGTTGCACCATTCTCAGTGGTAACTTCTACCCATCCGATCTGAGCCATGTCAGAACCAGATACTTCGTAGTTGTCCTTGATGATGATAGGCTTGTTGTCGAAGATTGAATCTTCAGACTCCAAAGAACCAGCCATGCCATTAGTTCCTTTTGCAAATTCAGAACCGTAAACAAATGCAGTAGAAGCAGTTGATACAGGGATGGTCTGACCTGAAGCAGAATAATAAGAAACTGTGAAAGTCAATCCAGATACTGCGGTGATGATAGCTTTGTCGCTTTGGGTACCACCAGCATTACGAGACAAGAATACAGTTTGACCAATACGGAAGTTACAAGCAGTAACACCAGAATCGGCAACTGTCCAAACAGCGCCAGCATCGGTACCGGCAGCAGCAGCAGAAGTACAGCTTACATACTTAGTATGCAAACGACCTTGCTCTGCCCATTTGATCATGTCAGAGTTAGAAGGCATCTCAGCACCTACTTGGCGCAAGAAAGATGCGATAGAGCGATT